CAAAAACCTTATATGTGTCCTGCCCCTTTACATCCTGTCAAGATAGATGGAACTACTATTGATCCGCATATCATAGCTCTAAAGAAATATAATGCAAATAAAAATGTGTATGTTTCTGAAGATGTTATTAAGATGTTAATTGACTCCGAGATAGATTTTTACAAGTCTGCCTCAATCTTTCCTCCGGATAGTCGAACTTTAACTTTCGAAGAGGCCATTTTTGGCGTTGAAGACTGTGAGGGTCTTGGTTCCATTAGTAGACAATCTAGTCCTGGTTGGCCCCATATCTTACATAGAAAAGGGTCAAAGGGTAAAACTTTGTGGTTTGGAACTGGAGACGTCTATGATTTGACTACACCCGAAGCAATAGAACTTAAATCTAATGTCTTATTGAAAATTGAATTAATGAAAAAGAGGATCAGACCTCAATTTTTATATGTTGATTGTATGAAAGACGAATTAAGAGATATTGAAAAGGTGAAAGCATTTAAGACCCGAAATTTTAGTGCTGGTGACATGGAAGAGATTATAATATGGACAATGTTCTGCGGTACAGCCCAATCTTGGCTTATGAAAAATAGGTTAAGAAATGGTATGGCCGTAGGCATTAATCCTTATAGTTCGGAATGGGATCAACTTGCTCGTATGATGCAAAGATTTGGTACCCGTTGTAATGCTGGTGATTTCGGGAACTTTGACGGAAGACATATAACCCCTGTTATGTATGGTTATCTAAGATTGATAGAAACCATTTGCTATCCAGGGGCTTCTCAAGAAGATAGAAATGTTCGTAGGTGTCTTTGGACTAACATGATACATTCATATCATATTGTGAATAATCAAGTCATTCGTTGGGATTCTGGATTTTCTTCCGGGCACAAGTTTACTAGTGGCATGGCTTGTTTATTAAATAGAGCATACCATAAGTTGTCTTATTTCGAATATAAAAATCAAGAATATTCTTCCTTTTGGAACTTTAATTCTAATGTGATCCTAGTCGTCTACGGAGACGATAGTTTAATGACTGTCTGTAAAGAAGACGATGAAGGTTTCAATGAAATGACTCTTGGAGTTTATATGGAAATGTATGGGTTAAACTATACTTCTGAACTCAAAACAGTGGTTATAGAAAGACCCAGAACTATTGAGGAAGTTATGTTCCTTAAAAGAGGATTTAGATATGAACCAGTGTTAGGGGGCTATTGTGCTCCTTTGCTCTTGCCTCGTATTTTGGAGATGACGAATTGGACTAAAAAGTACGATTCGGATTATATTTTGGAAACGAAATTCAATGATGTCATTAAAGAATTATCTTTACATGGCAGAACTATTTTTGACAAGTACATGAATATTATTGTTCCTGTATTTGAGACATATTTTAGAAGAGGTCTACCTTGTACAAATTTTATTATAAATTTGGAAAAGGCTCTCAATTCTTCTTTCACCGCGTTTACGTCTTCTCTCCAAATGAACTTTAC